ATATAATATATAAGCCCCCCGTGAGGGGGCTCTAGAATTAACCGTTATCTGAAGTCAATTATTCCCTGTTCATGTAACGTTTCGGTAACGAAATTGTTAACAGGAGATAACAAAGGGAATACTCTTCCCACTTCATCTGGTTTAAGACCACGAAGTTTACCTCTACCTTCTAGGTCTTTCATTGCCATAGCCTCAGACTCGTAAGGTCCGAATAAGAATTGACCTAAGTCCTTGTACTGTACACCAACAACCCACAGTTCTCTGTCTCTACGCATTTCATCTAGTGCATCCCAGATATCTTTTGCTAAGTCATCAACATATTCTGCAGGAGTAGATAGCATATCAGTTATCTTATCCAGTTCTTTCTTACGTGTTCTCAATATACCTGAACTTCCTAACTGTGTCAACTAATAAGGCTATACGTTTCTGTTGGTTGTAGATAACTACAGATTGAATAATGATTACTATCAGGGCTATTGTCATACTTCACCCATTAGGTTGTCAAAGAAATCATAGTCATCAGTTAAATCAGAGAAGTCATCATCATCTAGTACCTCCACTTCCAGTAGGTCTGGATGGTCTAGCGGTGCTAGTAGTTGTGCTAACGTGCTGATTGGGTCTTCACCCTTTAACTTAAACGATACTAATAATACTGATTCTTTACTCACTGTCTTCCTCCAATATGTCTTGTACAAACTCATCGATGTGATGAGCCTGTTGTGCTAGTGATTCATAGTATGCGGATGCAACTATGAGGATGCGTAGAGTGGGTGAACATCTAGTGTTCCACCACTTGGTCGCTTGCTTGTAGAAGTCATCACTCATACCAGCAATGACTTCCCAATGTTCTTTTATCTTTTCGTACACCTCAGGTGGGTAATCATCATAGTCATCATTCGTCATAACTATCATCATCTTTCCATACATCTATGGCACCACCACATTTATCACATGCGATAGTATAATCACCATAGTCATCCTTGTGTACGTCATTGGTTACTGTTAGATAGTTGCAGCACATACCTGCTACATCATGGCTACTAGTGAACCAATACGAATTGATACCGCTTCCCATTATCATACTGTAAGTGATGGCAACCCCCTAGTTACTCGTTCTGATATGCGTTCCATAGCAGTCATACCACCCCAAAAACCGTACAGTTCATGGGAAATTGCGTACTCTCTGCACTCCTGCAAGGCGGGACACTTGAGACAGGTCTGTCGTAACTGTGCATGTTGCTTAGGTGCAGTCGATACATAGTAACCCCACTCTGTCTTGAAGTCATACGCTACATAGTCATCATAGAATAAGTCGCCATCCATTTGTGCGCATAACGCACCGTCTAGGTTGGGCATGTTCTCGTACAACTTATGCATTGTATTCCTCCTCTGGGTCAATCAGTACCATTGGTATATCTAAGTCCCAATAGATTCTACCAATAGCACCTGACAATTTCTTAACCTGTTCATCTGTTAAGAAGATAGCGATAGTGTCGTATCGCAGTACCCACTTACCAGTTTCTAACTGACTGAGTTTAACCTCATCGTCATCGTGTATAAATACATCTGTGTATGTTCTCATTATGCATCCACCTCATTCCACCAGTTGCCTTGATTCTTAATTGCATAACTAGGAGTATAGCACATGCACTCGTCTGCTGTGCCGAAACAATCTAAGCATGTGTTACATGCGGCACACACACCTGAGTAGTAACTCTCCTCATCCAACGGGATAAAGCAATTGTAACATAGGTCTGTGCCATTGTAAAATTGGTCGTCACTTTCGACAGATGTTAGTGCCTTGCGGTCAGCACTAAGCAAGTCATCAGTAGACCATAGACCACCACGACTACCATACATACCACCACCATAGAAGTTATACGCATGCTTGTAACTTGTGTTAGACCACCAGATGTCACCATCCCATGAACCTAGATGTTCGTTGACAATGTACACAGAGTCACGCAGTTCAGGTGCAGTAGATAAGATTGCTAACTTACTACCTGCCGCCCAGTCCTCTAGTCTAGCAAACGAATGCTTGTCATCTAGCATCTCGATACCCATGTTAAGCATGACATCCTCAGCAAAGATACGGGTATCTGAGCGTCTGTCACCCTGTCGTGGGTGGATAGGTAGCATACCGTTGTGACCTAAGATGATGTCACTACGACCACCGACCTTGAAAGGATGAGCATTCTCGATGATGCTGTCACCATGCGTAGTGATACGAGCATGATACATAGCAACAAAGTCCTTGCCTGCCTTGTCTAGTGTGTCATAGAACTTGTCCACAGTTTTCTGTGGATTCATACCACGACTTGTAATTATCCTGTCACCAGTATGGATAGCAAACCCAAACCCGTCAGGGTTATTGTTGTTAGCATTACTGATGTACTTGTAGTCAGGTATCTGACCCATTGAAACCATTAGTAAACACATACTATTCCTCCATTTCCATTTCATTATTGTTATTTGTTACTGAAAAATCTGGTAAGAATTGTACCAGATTGTTATACTTACCTTGCTTGCGTATCCATGACGTGAACTCCTCAGGTCTGAGCATAGTCTTGGCATCGTGTCCACTGCGGATGTCACGAGAGTAAGTGACCACCGCATGAGAGAACTCGATAGCACTAAGGATACGTTCTACCTTGAGTGAACCCTTGAACATACGCAACTCGATAGTGTGGGTATTCTGTAAGTTGATAGCCAGATACCTCTCACCACCCTGACCTGCAGTACCCCAACGATTACCCTTGATAGTCCTGATGTTATCCTGCTTAGTGGACTCACCTATCTGACCATAACTAGAGTTGCGACCTGCGATGTGTTCGGTCAGACCCTGATTATTATTGATGAGCATAGACATAGCCATGATGTGGGTACGGTCTTTGAAAGCACGTCTATCTATGTGTACATGCAGACCACAGGTACTGGTATCCCAAGACCTGAAGCCAGAGTCACGCAACTTAGTAATCGTATTCCAATTGACCGCATCCTGATAATACTTGAGCGATGCTGGATGTGTGACAATCTCGAAGCCAAAGTTAAGTGAACCATCCTCTTTGAGATAGACAAACTCACCCCACTCATCGACCATAAGTTCAGAACCCTCGCTTAGGTCGCCACGTTTAGCCTCGACTTCCAACTCGATACCGAACCGCAAGTGTTCGTTATCTGCATCAGTACCATAGAACACAGGGCTAGGCTTGTAACCATAGTTGTGGATGTTGTCGTCATGTGGGGTACACATGTCCTCTGTCCACTCATACTGGTCACACTCACCACACCAACTGGCAACACGTTCGACACAATCTCTGCAGTAGTAACTATCGTGAGCAACAACCTGCACATCATCCATGTAGACGGACTCTTCGCATCGTTCGCACATGTAGAAATCATCCGAACAGTTGAGACACAAGTCATCAAGGTATCTATGGCTAAGGAAATACCTGAACCCTGACGTACTACTAGCAGGTCTGTTGTTACCACAACTACCACAACTATCAGTACAGTCAGTACATAGATACTTATACACCGTGTCATACCGTGTAGGTGACACACGATTGAACTCATACTCTGTGAAAATCATCATGCTATCGCTGTGATTATCATACATAAATAGATTACCACAGGTGTAGCACTCACGTTCCACGTTAGCATGCGGATGCTGGTCTGGGGTCATGTCATCAGGTGAAGTCACCGTAGCATGCGCACCAGTTGAACTGTTGATGTCTTCATAAAGCAATCTAATTGCTTCATCTAGAACTGTCATTCCATTTCCTTCCGTTGATTATTCTAATTAGAATAATGTTACTTGCCGATTGGTAGAAAGCCTTTGGCTTCCCATTCACGTTCTAACTTATCGAAGATAGGTGTTTGTGTCAAATCTCCGTCTGCATCTAGGCGTTCGAGCAGTTTTAAGTATGCGTCTTTTAGTTTACCCATAGTGTCACCTCCTAATCGTTCACTAATACTAAATGGTTTTCGGACATGTTCACAATAAACGACTTGCGTGCTTCCGCCTGCGTGTAGTTATAGTATGTGGATGAAAGCATGAACACTTCATGCGTAGTCATGTCACGCACAAGTGCTGACACAATCAAGCCACCTGACGGGTGTGCAATTCGTACATTAATCATGGCGTTCAACTCCAACTCCATACTCAACCTTAAGTTTAGCGTTTGCATAGTGCAACTTATCCTTGAGTTCCCTGAGTTGCTCATCGGATAGATGCTTAACTGATTGCTCAGTTAGTTCAGACTTCCAGATAATGTTATCCATTAGCCAGTCTCCTTAGTTGTCGGCGTTGCAACTCACGTTGCTTAGCAACATGCTTGCGCTGGTACTGGGTGCTGTTCACAAACTCATGGTAAGTCTTGCGAACTCGGCGTTCTCTGTTCATGATAGTTCCAATCTGATTATTCTAATTAGAATAACCTAGTAGTAGTTTCAATGCTTCAACTCTACGGGTTTCTTCTGCTTGTGTCAAGCCGAACTCAACAGCAAACTTCTTACCCTTTGTAGGTGCTGTGTACTTAGGCACACTTCGCACCATTACATGTGACCTGCTACGGATAACCCTACTTGTAGGGATAGCCCCTTGATACCTTGCGCTAGGCATTTTGTGACGCCCATCTATTTTGACGGAACTTCTTAGCCAACTTGCCCGCTTCCACACGTTGCCAATTATAGTAAGCCCATGTTTGTTCATAGGCTTCTTGCCTGCGTGCTATGTTCTTAGCGCGTTTGTTACGCTTGCGTTGTGCTTTACTCACAACTAACTCCATTTCATTTCGCAATTATTCTAGTTAGAATAAACGCTTGGCTAGAGATTTTCTAACCATGTAATAATCATGCCATACTTTCAACCTTATGTCAAGTAAGCATTTGCCCACAGATAAAAGCGTTTCGCAACATAGAAAAGCACCTGACCACATAGTAAAGATTATCCTGCCGACATGCCAGAATTATTCTAATTAGAATAAAGGGCAAAAAAAATACCCCCGATTTCTCGAGGGTATCTTTTCTGTGCGCCTAGTCCAAGTCTGCCATTAGGTTATCAAACTCTAGGCTTAGTGTGTCCACGCTAGGCACGATTTCAAGAACCGTAACTAACTCTAGGGCTAAGACCTTTAGTTTTGCCTTTTCGGCATGGGTAAGGGTTTTTGCATCCTTAACCGCGCTGTTTAGGTTTTTCTTAACGGCATCGAACTTGCTCACCTGATTGGTTTTACCGCTTGCTTTGCGACCTTTTGCAACATCGCTAACCTTTGCCTTATTTTGGCGAAGATCTTTGCCCGCTTGAGTTGCATCGGTAATTGTGCCAGCGATAAGTGCCTTACCGATTGAGTTCCAACGGCTAATCTGTGTCTGACTGGTCTTAAAACCCTTAGCATCTAAGGCTTTTACGAGTTCAGATTGGGTGCATAACTTAAGCGCATCTACAACCAATTTAGCCATTATCTCATCGTGAGACTTGCCTTCATTAACCATGCGATTAACGATTGTGTTTAGTTTCTTATCCATTTTTTTATGTCCTTTCCATGACATCCCACCCACTAAATCCCAGTGATTTAGGGAATGGATGCCAAGTAAAGAACTAGGCGCACTCTATTCAATTTTCAATTTACAATCTGTCACTAGTAACCATTATTCATAAATTCGAACTTATTGCAAGTCTATTTTGAAATTATTTTTATGGCGTGTCTAAAGGGTTTTTGGGGCATCCCTTGAAAACAATGGGTTTTGATTATTCTAATTAGAATAAAAGGTTTTTGGGTCTGTCGGGTACTTGGATACCTAACGCTTGTGAAAGTGTCTTAAAAGTGCCTTTATGGGCGTTAAAAGGGTATCGGCATAACTACACGTCCCCGCGAATAAGTGGCTAGCAGACTGACTAACCCACAAAACAATTCCATTATTAAATAAATCCGACTATTAAAAACATCTCTCACGCCTTAGGCGTGGGTGGGGGATGCCTAAAGGCATCTATGTCACCTGAACAAGCAACTATGAACCAAAAGTGACCTACGGTTATTAAGCACGAACGTATGACCTATATATTACTCTCCCATAATTTTTTGTGCTGTATTTGGCGGAAGTCCTTTAGTTGGTGGGTTTTTAACTATGTGACTCAAGTCACAGAAAAAAACTTTGTCCCCAATGCGTTACGGGGACCCTTTTAATGGGGTTAGTATATATGTAGGGTATTTTATTTTAGCGTCCCCTTGTGGGACGCAGAATATAACAATACGCGACCCCTTGTGGGTCGCTATTATATATGTTATATATTTGGTTGTTATTTCGGCGGTATTTATTTCACCACCGTGTAGGATTAGTTTAGAGGTTTTTATGGGCGCGTATAAAGGTGAGAACCACCATCTACGCCAGAAGCAAATAGCAGACCAGCAGGAGTTCCTGAATCAGGTCGCGCGCGGCGTGGATGAATCCGCAGCCCTAGCCATCGTAGGACGCAAGCCAGGTTCCTTAAAGACTTGGCTACGGGACGGCGAGTTTGCATTCCGCCTAGAGGAAGCCCGCAACCAAAACATTAAGTTGATGGGCGAGACCCTGGCTGGTGGCAAAGAGAATCTAGACTACGCCACCTTCTCTAAAGAGTTTCTTAACACCGAAGTGTTTCCTCACCACCAATCTTGGATTGACGTCCTAGAAGGTAAGGAACCAGGGTGGCTACACCCATCTATGACTTTCGAACCTGGCAATCGCCGCAGGTTACTTATTAACGTGCCACCTGAGCATGCTAAGTCTACGGTACTAACCGTAAACTATGCCACCTACCGCATAGCGATGAATCCAAACATCCGCATCGTGGTTATCTCTAAGACTCAGACCCGCGCTAAAGAATTCTTATACTCAATCAAGCAACGTCTTACTGAAGCCCAGTGGGCTAAGATGCAAGGCGTATACGGACCTGCTGGAGGCTACAAAGCCACAGCCGACCAGTGGACTGCTGACCGTATCTACCTAGAACGCACGTCTGGCGAAAAAGACCCAACTGTACAAGCCCTAGGTATTGGTCAACAGATTTACGGTACCCGTGCTGATTTGATTATAATCGACGACGCCGTTGATACTACAAACGCCCACGAGTGGGAAAAGCAACTCAACTGGTTACAGAAGATGGTTGTCACTCGTGTGGGTGCAACTGGTACTTTGGTTATTGCTGGTACCCGCGTGTCGTCAATCGACCTATACAAAGAGATTAGAAACCCAGACCACTGGTCAGGCGGAAAGTCACCATTTACCTACCTGGCTATGCCAGCAGTTCTAGAATTCAAAGATAAGAAAAAAGACTGGGTAACACTATGGCCCAAATCTGACCGTCCATGGGACGGAGCAGATGAACATGATGACCCAGAATTACTTATCCAAGACGAGAATGGATACTATCCGAAGTGGGATGGTGAACGTCTCTTTGCTCGTCGCAGTGAAGTTAACCCGTCCACTTGGGCTTTGGTATATCAGCAGCAAGATGTTGAAGAAGATGCTATCTTCCCCCTACCGCTTGTCAATGCATGTATTAACCGCATGCGTAAACCTGGTCCTATTAAAATGGGAGCGGCTGGGCATCCACGAGAGGGACAATGGATAACGCTACTAGGTTTCGACCCAGCGATGTCTGGCAAAGCAGCGATGGTTGCTTATGCAGTGGAGCGGTACAGCGGTCAACGTTTAGTACTAGATGTCTACAACATGGACCAACCAAGTCCTCAGAAAATCAGAGCACTGATGGAAGACTGGGTTATCAAATATCGACCTATCGAACTTCGTGTGGAAATCAACGCACATCAAAAGGCTTACGCCTTAGATGAAGACTTACGCGTTTGGATGACCAACCACGGCTGTCAAATGAGAGAGCATTTTACAGGCAAGAACAAATGGGACACCAGTTTTGGTGTAGCCAATATGTCGTCCCTTCTTGGGACATTGCGTGAGGGTAAGCATCAAGATAACAATCTTGTTGAATTCCCAGATGCTACGAACGAGCACATCAAGGCTCTAATCAATCAATTGATTACTTGGAAGCCTGATACTAAGAATCCTACAGACTGCGTAATGGCAATGTGGTTCTGTGAAATCAGGGCTAAAGAGTTAATCCAGCAAAGTGGTAACAGGGTACATCACCTCAACAATCGTTTTGCTACACGTAGAAATAACGAACAACAATACATTGTTGACCTAAACGAGGCTGCCTATGAGCAGCACATGATTTATCTTTAAGGTATATTAATGCTCAATATTGAACAAATTGCGGATAAGGTACTTGCCTTAACAAACCGCTACGCAGCACGTGACCAGCGTATGCGTGATATTACTGCGGTACGCCGTGGCAATATGGAGTCAGTATATCCAGAAATGTTCCCAGAGGGCATTTCAAAACCAATGATTGCAAACTTCGTTGACGTTGTTGCACGTGACCTAGCAGAAGTGCTAGCACCACTACCATCATTCAACTGTTCAACAAGCAACTCTACTAGCGATTCTGCTCGTAAATCAGCAGACAAGCGTAGCATGATTGCTAACAACTATGTACAGTCTTCTGGGTTACAGACCCAGATGTATACAGGTGCGGACTGGGCATTTACATATGCCTTCCTGCCTATTGTAGTTGAGCCTGATTTCGAGGCTCGTATGCCACGCATCCGTGTAGAAAACCCGATGGGGGCTTACCCTGAATACGACCGCTACGGTCGATGCGTATCATACTCTAAAGTCTACATGAAGTCTATCCGAGAGTTAATCGTTGACTTCCCTGAATACGAAGGTCGCATCGTTGGTGCACTTGGTCGTCGTGGTGCAGACTTAAATAGTGAACTACAACTAGTACGCTATGAAGACAAAGACCAAATTACTTTGTTCTTACCACAGCGTGATAATCTTGTGCTCCGAAAAGCAAAGAACCCAATCGGAAAACTTTCCGTCGTTGTACCCCGCCGTCCTGGCATTGACGTGGATGACCCACGTGGACAATTTGACGATGTGTTGTGGGTTCAAATTGCGAGAGCACGCTTCTCTCTGCTCGCCATGGAAGCAGCAGAAAAATCAGTACAGGCACCTATCGTTGTACCTGATGACCTAAACGAATTTGCGTTTGGTCCAGATGCAGTACTACGTACTAACAATCCTGCAGGTGTTCGCCGTGTTGGTCTAGAACTACCTACTGGTGCATTTACTGAACAACAGATTTTAGAGAACGAAATGCGTATGGGTTCACGTTACCCAGAAGGTCGTTCAGGTAACGTTGATGCTAGTATCATTACTGGCTCTGGTGTGCAAGCACTTATGGGTGGATTTGATACTCAAATCAAGGCGATGCAAACTATCCTTGCTGAATCATTTGAGCAAGTTATTGCTCTATGTTTTGAGATGGATGAGAAGTTATTCCCAGGCAAGAAGAAGCAACGTGGTACATTCAACGGTGCACCTTACGAATTTGAATATGACCCTAAGAAAGATATCAACAGTGATTACACTGTTCAGGTACGCTATGGTCTAATGGCTGGGCTTGACCCATCACGTGCATTAATCTTTGCACTACAGTCATTACAGGCAAACCTAGTATCTCGTGATTTTATCATGCGAGAGTTACCATGGAGCATGAACGTTTCAGGTGAACAAGAGCGCATTGATATAGAGAAGATGCGTGATTCACTATCAGCATCCCTCGCGGCATTGTCTAATGCCATACCACAATTGGCTATGCAAGGTCAAGACCCTTCCGACATTGTTGAAAAGATTGCTAAGGTAATTGACGCTCGACGTAAAGGTACTGCTATCGAAGAAGCAGTAATGAAGGTTTTTGAAAAGCCAGAACCTGAGGAACCAGAAACTCCAGAAATGGAAGAACAGATGGGAATGCCTGAGTTAGGAATTCCTGCACAGGAAGAAGTTCCAGCAGAAGCGCAACAGACTCAGGCTCCTCAGGGACAGCCACAGCCACCAGTAGATATTAATGCTATTCTAGCACAGATGGGTGGTATGTAATGCCACGTATGCAAGAAAGCCCAAAAGTATCTGGTCCTGGCAAGTTATCAAAACGTACAGATTTACCTGGAAATGGTACATACGGTAGCCGTAAAGAGATTAATGAAATCAAGTCTGGTGCTCCACTTGCTAAGGCAACACCACCAGAAATGTACAGATTACCATCTGCTACTAATGTTACTCCATTAACTGCGGAAACAAATTACCCAGACCAACCTATTACTGATGGTTTGCCTGTAGGTCCTGGTTACACACCAGCACCAGCAGTTAATAACCGCTACGCTATGATTTCTAAATACATGAATCAGTTAGATAGCCTAGCGGCTCAACCTGATGCACCAAGTGCATTTAAGGTATTCTTAAATTTTGTAAAGACTGAAGCAACGAAGGAATAGTAAATGGACCTTGCAAATAACATTGCAGCATTTACTAACATGTTTGGTGCTCAAAATGCGGATATCGTATTTCCATTCTCACTAGTTGAATGGGACAGTGACGATGAACGTAACCAGTTTCTTAATGAGTTATTGACTATTAACAAAGGTCAAAGAATTGGCGGTGACTAATGTCTAGTATGACACCACAGCCAAATGATGACAACTGGTTTGAACGCACTAAAGCAGATGCAATTGAACTTGGTAAAAAAGCATTAAGCAAAGTTTACGAAACTGAAGCAGGTAAGAAGGCACTTGATACTGCAGCAGTTGCTGCTGACAAGTACGGTTATCTATACCGTGAGAAGATTGCTCCACCTTTAACTGCAGCATTACTTGTTGCTAACAGCAACTACCGTGAACAAAACAAGAATCTTTCTCTATCACAACAGTTTGATAAAGCACAAGAAGATTCAAAGCGTAGTGCTGCATCTTTCTACAAAGACCAACCAGGTAATGACTGGAGACGTTCTATCTCTCCTGGTCGTGCTATGGTTGCACTTGTTGGTAACGTTATTCCTGGTGAACAAGGTACAGACAAGATTGACTGGTCTAATACTGATAGTGTAGAAAGTTACTTTACATCAGGTGCAGCACAGTTCTGGTCTGGTTTAGTTGACACTGGCGTAAGCACAGTTTTTGACCCATTCTACCGTGTGGGTAAGGGCATTCGTGCAGTTAAGACTGCAACACTAACTCGTCCTGTTTCTACAAAGTCTAGTTTTGCTAGCCGTATTACATACCGTCCACGTGTTGAGAACTTTGTAACAGAAATCAATGATGGTGTTGCTGGTATTGATAATGGCATTAAGCCACTTATTGATGCAGTTGAAAAGTCAGAAGACATTCAAGGTATCATTCGCTATGGTGTTATTGCAGATAGTTCTAACCCAGAAGTAGCAGCACAAGCATTACGTTCAGCATATGCAACTGGTGGACGTGAAGGCGTTGGTGACGTACTTAAGGTTATGATTGGTGATACAATCACCTTCAATAAACTTGTACAACGTAATGATGAACTATCAGTACTTGTAAACAAATACACAAAACGTAATGATGCAATTGAAGCAAAGATTGCTCAGGCTGAATCAAGTATATTTATGGGTTCGCGTCTTAATCTATCTGCTAAGAAGATTCAGCAGATTGAAGATACCAATAAGAAGTTAAGCGACCAGATTGAACTTCTGAAGAAGAAGCAAGACTCTCTAAAAGAAGAATACAAAGATGCAAACAAGGAACGTAAGAACCTTGAACAACGTATTGGTGCAACTCCTACTAACTCAGTTAAGGCTTTAGAGGGTACTGGAACAGATACACTTCTACATTCTGCAAATACAACTTGGTCAAAGTTTAGTAGACTAGAACGCATTCGTACTTCTATGGCAGAAGTTAATGCAAAAGGTTACTGGGGCGAAGTAGACCCAATGAGTGACCTTGGACTCGCTAAAGAAGTATCCAACATGGTTGGTGGTACTGGTCCTCGTTTCATTCGTGCAGCATACTGGTTAAGTCCTAACCAACAAGTACGTGAAGTACCTGCTGGTAATATGATTATCGATGGTATTCCTGCTAAGTTCTCATACAAAGAAGTTAACGCACGTTTACAACAAGCAGTTAAGTATGGCGATATGTCATCTAAAACTGCTCGTGCTGCTGCCGAAAGATACAGCAAGTTAACAACACCAAGTGAACGATTCCAATTTGCTGAACGTCTACAGCGTGAGACAATGCTAGGTATTATCCGTAAGCAGTTCCCAGAACAATACGGTAAACTATCTAAGACCCAACTTGATGCAGTTGATGAGTTTGCAAATCACATTATTCGTGAAACAAACGTACAACGTACTAAACTTATTCGCGATGTTCTCGAAAAGAACTATACATTAATTGATTCACGTTCAGGTGCTGCACTTGCACAACTTGAAATTCAAAAACTAGTACAGCAAACTGCAGAATCAATTGCTGCTAAACGTGGTGGACCTGTAGGTACAGCAGACCTAAATGCTGCTCGTGCATCTTTGATGAATGACCCTGCATTTGCTACACAGTTACCTAACAATCACTTTGCAATGAACATGAAAGATGTTTCTGACATTGTTAAAGAGAACCATTTAGCATTCAAAGGTTTCTTACAACAGATTTCTGCAGACAATCTAAGTCCACAAGAAATCAAACGTATGATTGCACAGGACAAGAAGTTCCGTGAAGCAAATCAAGGTACTGTTGCCACTATGGGTGACATTGCAATTGGTCGTACTAAGGTTGCTAAAGACCGCCTAACAGACATTATGGATATTTACCAGACATTTATCTGGAAACCAACTACACTTCTTAGCCTTAAGTACACAACACGTAACGTATTCGAAGGTTGGCTACGTGTTGCTGCCTCTGCAATGGACATGAACTCCAAGTATGGTTACTCTTGGACTGATATGATTCGTGGTGGCTTTGGTGAAACACTAAATGCACCTTATCGTATTGGTTACAACATTGCACAACGTGGTTCTGCTCGTGTTAACTCTGTTAAACTTAACCGAATTAACGAGAACTTAATCCAAAGTGAGAAGAAATTATCACTTGCATTAGGTGGACCTAGTAAAAAGACTCAAGATTTTATAGATAAGTCTATCAAGGCTAAGGCTAAAGACCTTAATGAAGACTTATTGATGGCTAATGACAGTGTTTCATTCCCATTAGCAGTTATCGATGGTAAGATTAAGACCATTGGTAGCCATATTGGTAGTGCTAATGATAAGGCTGCTGCACGTATTGCTAAGAATGCCTACGATAAGGTAGTAAGTAATACTGGTTTAACTGGACCTGAAGGTAATATTGTTAAAGCACTACTAAATGGTGACTTTAATGAAGCATACCGCATCTCTAGTACACTAGATGCTAAGACTGTATCAAAAGCATTAGACCATATTGGCAATACTTACGATGAACTTGCAGAGAAACTAGCAAAACTAGATAAAAAGAAACTATCTCCAGGTCTAGCACAGGATATTAAGGACTTAGAGTTCTTTATCGGTCGTTTAGACAAGCATATTGACAATGCTAAGATTGTACACGTACAACATGATACTATCCGTGGAAAGTTCGTTGCAGTACAGAAGAAGGCTAGTGCTAAGTCTAGACTACAGAGGTCTTACGAAGATAAAGTAGAAATTGCTGATGGTGTATTCATTGGTCAATCTCTTGCTGGTGATGCTGGTCAAATGATGCGCGAAAGCACATCTACCAAAGCAACAACAATGAAGAACGTTCTAAACAACGATAACCGTATTACTGGTCTACATGCTTTTAGTAGTGGTAGCGAAATGCGTGAGATTAGAATTGATGAACCTCTATGGGTATCTGCACATTCTGAATACATCAACAATGTTGTAATGAAAGATGCAGTTTCTGCACGTATTGTCCAGGGTCTTGCTGCAGGCAAGAAGCCAGATGTACTAAAGAATCAAATCCTTAAGTGGCTAAAGAGTACAGACCCAGAAGCACGTCAATATATGCGTGACCAGAAGGCTAACTTACAGAGTTACAAGGATAATAACCTAACTGTATCTGACTTAGTTGACCGTCAGTTTGTACAGATTAGGGCACAATACCTACCTGATACAGATGAATTTGGTAGCAAGATTCTTGTTGATATCGATGGTAAGGCTATGAGCCTAACTAAGGCTGCAGCATCTGGCAAGTTAACTGCTGATGTATCTGCTAACATCCCATTGAATGTACGTTACCCTGTAATGGCTAATGCTGAACGTGTTAACTCACAGGCTAAGGTATGGCGTAACATTGTATCAACTATCTTCCACTATGTTGCTACACTTCCAGAAGACCACTTAGTACGTCATCCATTCTACAATATGGTTCACGATGCTGAGGCTCGTCGCATCTCTACACTTATCCGTAAAGAAGCAATTGCTAAGGGTAAGACAAAAGAAGAAGCAAACGAACTTGTAGCCAAGTACGCAGATAAGATTAAGAATACTGCTAGTACACGTGCATATAAAGAACTAATGCAACGTCTATACAGTATTGAACGACAGACAGATGTCGGTTCATTTATGCGTTTCGTACAACCATTCTACATGGCACACCAGAACTCAAGTCGTTTCTGGCTAGGTACAACTATCCGCAATCCACAGATTGCAGCATTAATGGCTAACGCATACAATGCTCCATACCGTGCTGGTGTAGTATATGATGAAGATGGTAACTTAGTTCCATCAGGTAATCCTTGGTCTACACGTAGAGATACTATTGTACTAGGTCTAGGTGATACTGGACTAGCAGGATATGTAAAGCGTAAGACTGGTAAGACAGAAGCACGCTTTGACCCTACTGCTATTGACGTAATTACACAAGGTCAGTTACCTGTATTCCCTACAGTTGGTGGACCATTCGGTCAAACTGTATTAAGTTCTGCTTTAGTTAAGTCTAATCCAGACGAAATAGCAATGAAACTGTTTGGTAAGAATGCAGAAGACATTGTTAACAAGTACATTATGCCATACTACGAAAAGACATATGGCAAGACTACTGGTGAATTACTAGCAACCAACCTTAATCCAATGAACAGTTGGATGATATCTGCTATGGCTGCTATCCGTAAGGGTAATCCTAGACTTGCTACAGATGAAGCAAATGCTAGATTCAATGCTCGTTACAATGCAGCATACGATTACATCGTAATGCAGAAGGCACTAAATAATCAATCATTAAATGATGATGAGATTAAGTTAGAGGCTGCTAGACTGGCAACTAATACTCTATTTGTTGAGATGGCATCTGCATTCCTAGGTCCTATCGTTGGTGCTAAACTAGGCGATACTGAAGCACGTAACATTGAAACTCAATTCAATAGACTACGTAAAGCAAACGGTGGAGACACCGATAAGGCTGCTATTGAACTAACAATGCAGATTCAGCAGAAGTACAATACGCCTATGGCTAGTACTATCTCTAATATCATCACTACACGTTCTACAGATAACCGTCTAGGTTTACTTGCTACACCACAGACACTAAAGAATCTAGAAACAAACAAGACTTTAGTGGAAGATATTGATTATCTATTCCCTGATAATCCATTCATTGGTGAACTGATTAGTGCTGGTAATCCAACTGAAGACTACAGCCAGTTTGTTGAAGACAAGATGTTCTCAATGGAACTTAATGGTGAACCTTTACGTGGTAAACTAGATAATCCAGAAGAACGTGCAAAGCGTCAGCAATACTCAATGGCTTGGGAATTGTATTTCAATAACATTGAATACATTGAACAGCATGCTAGAGACCGTAAGATATCTAAGAACTCTGACCAATATAAAGAAACATATGGTGAGTGGAAGAAAGATGTCATAGCCAAGATTGAGGAAAAGTTCCCTCTTTGGGCTACACGACCTGATACATTCCAGTTAGATAAAGCAACTAATAACCTAGCAATTGCTAACAGATTACTAGCAGATGAGAAGTTTATGTCTACTGTTGGTAAAGATTCTAAAGCAATTCAAGGTCTTAGAGTATACATGGAAGCACGTCAAGTATTCAAAGATAGACTAGCACAAGAGGCTGCACGTACTGGTGTAACTGGTGCTGATACAAATCAGAACCGTTGGATACTTGAATGGCGTGATGATGTTGCTGATAGCATTATCGAAAAGTACCCAGAGTTTGGACGTATGTTCGATAGGTACATTTCAAACGACAAACTTGAAGATATCCCATCATTCACAGAATTAAATGAAGGACTATAATGGCAAACGAAGGCGCAGACCTAGCGAAACAATCTCCTAAGAGTGTTCCTGATACCATTAGTTCTACATCTGGTGGTAGTTACTCAAGTGTATCATACAATCTTACAAGTAAGGAAGATGCAAGAGCATCATTCCGTAAGGCTATGACAGAACTGTACGGCTTCTACGACCCTAAAGCATTTAGTGTATTCTATTCACAATTACAGAAACTAGAAAAAGGTTATGCTAGCCGTGAATCGGGTAGCGGTGGTTCTAGTACTCGTACTACTACCTCTTTTAATCCTAACTTGTTTATGGAAGAATACCTACAGGGATTAGCACCTGCAGTTATTCAATCAGGTAAGTTCGGTGGTGCTGCTCGTCAGACTGTTGATGAACTATCATCATACGCTGATGGCATGGGTCTTAACTACGGTGCATCTGTATTTGCTAAGGATATGCAATCAATCATATCTGGCAACAAAACAATAGATGAAGTATTCAATAGTTACCGTGAATCAGCAGCACAACTATACTCTGGTTTTGCTGACCGTTTACGTCAGAACCCTAAGTTAACTCTTAAGGATTTGGCTAGTCCATACATCAATACTATGGCATCACTACTAGAAGTAGACCCTAACACTATCTCTGTAACTAATCCTGTACTACAGGGTGCTATTGCAAAGGTAGATGGAACTATCAAGCCTGTTAGTGAATTCATTAAAGATGTAAAGAATATGGATGCTTGGAAGTTTACAAAGAACGCTAAGGAAGAAGCAGTAGATTTGGCTAGTTCATTTAAGCGTGCATTCGGGTTTGGTGCATAATGGCACAGAATGCAAACGTAAGAGAAAGTCGCATAACTACCACTACTAAGCCTAAGCCAAAACCTAAGCCAAAGCCAGTAGTAGAACCAGTAGTTCCAGTAAACGAACCAGTTTCTAGTGCATTTGACCAGGCATCATACATTAATGAATTGATGCGTATTCAGAATCAAGCAACTGCTAACATGCCTAGTGCTGCTACTAACTATGATATCTTCAAAGCAGAACTTGCTGTAGCCTTTGGTTCATTTGCTCCTAGTGATGATGCTTGGATTCGTGAAATATTCAATGCTGGTCAAGTTAAGATGAACGAGGGTGTATCACCTGGTTCTATTCCAGACTTACTTATTGATGACCCATCATTGGCTAACTACCGTTCTAGATTCAAAGGTCTATTGGACCTTAAGGAACGTGCTAAGACTCAGAAGGTTTCTTACCTTCCAACTATTGCTGAATACGTTACAGCAGAACGTGCTAACACAGAACTGCTACAACGTTATGGTCTAAACAATATGGCTAATCAGAAGACACTAGATGCTTTGTTTGCTGGAGATGTGTCTACTACTGAACTAGAAGAACGTATTGTTAATGGTGTTACTGCAATTCAGAATGCAGACACTGCACTAAAGCAACAACTTGCTACAGAGTTTCCAACTCTAAACAGTTCAGATTTCTTAGAAGCATTACTATCTGGTAACGAAGGTGCTAAGATACTACAACAGAAAGTTGCTCGTGCAGGTATTGCTGCAGAAGCAGCGACTGCTGGTGTTAAATCACAGTTAGGTGCTGAAGAACTACGTAAGTCTGGTGTAACACGTGAACAAGCACGTGCTGGTTTCCAGGCTGTAGCACAGCAAAAGGCTGGTGTAGAACAAGCAGGTCGTATCTTTGGTGATGTTGAAGTAGGTACACTACAAACAGAACTAGAGAAGGAAGCCCTACTTGGTCAGACTTCTAAGCGTACTAAAGCACTAGCCTCACAGGCTAGAGCACAGTTCGGTGGTGCATCAGGTATCACAACTGGTTCTCTCGGTAAGAGAAAGCAAGTATAAACTCTCGTTGGATAGACCAGCCCCAACGAGTAAAAGACTGGTAGTATACACCAACTCACATTCCCCTGTGTGAGAGTGCGAGTATACGTTAACAACTATGTAAGGGAGAGTGTTGCGATGAGCAACAACAATCAAGACTGGCTAGATGACGATGATGACTTCGACTTCGATTTCGAAGAAGAAGAAACCCCTCGTCGTTCAAACTCTAATGATGCCTTGAAAAAGGTTCGTAGAGCAGAACGTGCAAAGGATAAGCAACTCAAAGAGTTGCAGGCTGAACTAGAATCATTACGTAAGTTTCAACGTGAAGCCACCATCAGCAAAGTCTTAACAGAGAAGAACATCAACCCAAAGATAGCCGCGTTCATTCCTGGTGACTTAGAAGTTTCTACGGAATCCATAGGTTCGTGGTTAGAACAATATGGTGATGTCTTTGGAGTACAACCTGTACAGCAACAACAGTCAAATGTAGATGATATGGATATCGCTGCATTACGACAGATTGATGCTGCTACATCAGGTGCGTATTCTCTAGATGATACCAATGACTTATTTGGTAGCATCAACAATGCCCAGTCGCATGAGGAGTTATTAGACTTACTCTACCGACAAGGCATGGAATAATCGCAATAATCAACCAAGCAAAGGAAAATCCCCAAAATGGCTAATGCATACACAGCATTATCTGGTGGTTCCGCAAACACCAATGGTGGTCTCGGTGGTGGACAGTACTCATCTGCCAACAACGTAGGCACATTCACACCATCTAACGGTGCTGGTCTAGTTCAGAAGGCATACGACCGCCTTGTTGAATTCGAACTACGCGCAACCCCATTGCTACGTTCTGTAGCAGACAAGAAGCCTGCTCGTCAGGCAATGCCAGGTTCATCTGTAGCACTACAAATCTACAACGACCTAGCAAAAGCAACTTCTCCTCTATCGGAACAAGTTGACCCAGATGCAGTATCACTAGGTACTCCAGACATCGTTACCATTACTCTAAACGAATACGGTAACGCTGCTATGGTAACTCGTAAACTGCAACTAATGTCACTTGCTGACGTAGACCCAGCAGTTGCAAACATCATTGCATTCAACATGGCTGACAGCATCGACGATGTAGCACAAACTGCTCTTCTTGCTGGCACCAACGTTCTATACGCAACTGGTGGAACAACTACTGCAACTACCACTTCAGGTATCACTTCAGACGATGTAATCTCTGCTGCTGATATCCGTAAGGCTGTTGCAAAACTACGTAGCAACAAGGCTAACGGACGTAAGGGTTCACTATACTGGGTTGGTATCCACCCAGAAGTTTCACACGACCTTCGTGCTGAAACAGGTGCTGCTTCATGGCGTAACCCACACGAATACCAAAGCAACGATGCAATCTGGGCTGGCGAAATCGGTCAGTTTGAAGGTGCATACTTCGTTGAAAGCCCACGTCTATACAAGGCTAACGATGGAGATTCTTCAATCCCAGTTTACCGCACATTCATTGCAGGTCAGCAAGCACTTGCTGAAGCAGTTGCTGAAGAGCCACACGTAGTTATCGGTCCAGTTACTGATAAACTAATGCGTGCTCGTCCAATCGGCTGGTACGGTGTTCTTGGTTTCGGTGTATACCGCAACGAAGCACTATACCGCATTGAATCTGCTTCAAGCATCGCTTAAGTAGTGCTCAAAGTTTGTCCTCCACTTTCGGGTGGAGGGCATTCTTGGGGTACTGAAAGGTAATTATGGGATACGTATTTATACCACCAACAGTCGAAGAAGGACCTGCAGGTGGCAACTGGCTATTTGCTCGTTACACATTAACACGTGGTGTTAGTGTACTTAAGATTGATGGAGAGTATTATGAAATACGATTCCCAACACAAGACCAAATGGACACAGCAGATATTGTTTATCAAGGTGGTCATGAGTACCCTGTATCAGCAGAAGAAGCACAAGACTTAGAAGATGCAGGCTACGAGGTGATTACAGTATGACACCGTTAGAATGGGTATCAACAATCTCATTGGGATTAGGTATCGTTATTGTAATTGGTAAATGGTTAATCGTAACCCCACTTAAGAACTTTATTAGAGAACAGACTTATCCTATACAACCATCAGCAAATGGTGGTCGTAGTCTACCAGATGTTGCATCATCTGTACGTAGGATTGAAGAACGTCTAAACGAACATATAGACTTCCACTTGAAGGACAAATAATGGCAGGTAGTTACAACATTGTAGCAGACCAGGGTGCTACCTGGAATTGGAGATTTACTGTCGATACAGATGGAACTCCTTGGAACTTGACTGGCTACACTATGGCTATGATGGTTAAAGAATCAACTGCTGTAACTACAGCATACTTAGACTTACCAGATGATGGTACCGTAACACTTAGTTCACTAGGTGTAGTAACCATTACTGTATCTGCTACCAAGATGGCAACTATTCCTGCTGGTCGCTGGTACTACGATTTAGAACTAACATCTCCTGGTGGAACTGTTACTCGTCTACTTGAAGGTCGTTTCATTGTAAATGCTGAGGTAACTGACTAATGGCAACTAACATAACCATTGAGGAAGTTGTTACTAGTGTCATCCTTGGTGAAGGTGATGTTACCCAGAATGTTCTTGTAACTCTTTCCAATGACCAAGGCCCTCAAGGTGCCATTGGTCCAACAGGTGCGACTGGTCCTACAGGACCTACTGGTAGCACAGGCAGTACAGGTAGTACAGGTTCAACTGGTTCTACTGGAGCGACAGGTGCTACTGGTAGCACTGGAGCAACTGGTGCTCAAGGTATTCAAGGTGTTGCAGGACCAACAGGTCCGACAGGTTCAACAGGAGCAACTGGCCCTACAGGTGCTACTGGTTCTACAGGTTCTACAGGAAGCACTGGTCCTACTGGTCCAATGGGCCCTACAGGCCCTACAGGACCTACAGGAGCCACGGGAGACACTGGTCCTACTGGAAGTACAGGACCGACAGGAAACACTGGCTCAACAGGCTCTACGGGCCCTACAGGGCCAACTGGTGCCACTGGTGCAGACTCTACAGTTCCTGGTCCAACAGGACCAACTGGGGCTACAGGACCAACTGGACCTACTGGTCCAACTGGGGCAACAGGAGATACTGGAGCAACTGGAGCCACAGGACCTACAGGTCCATCAGGTCCAAAGGGTGACACTGGAGATACAGGACCTACTGGTCCTACGGGACCCACTGGAGAGACAGGCAATACGGGACCAACTGGTCCAACGGGAGCCACTGGTCCTCAAGGTGACATCGGACCTACAGGTCCTACGGGAGCAACAGGTAGCACAGGTGCTACAGGTGCAACAGGACCAACGGGACCGACAGGACCTACGGGTGCTACTGGACCTACTGGTCCAGGTGTAGCAGCAGGTGGTAACACAGGTCAGGTACTTGCTAAGGCATCTACAACAGACTATGATACACAGTGGACTGATATTGCTGGTGCTGTATACCAAAGCACTGCACCTACAAGTCCTAATACTGGACAGGTTTGGGTAGACTCAGATGCTACTGCTGGAGTTCTTAACCAAAACGATTATGTACTTAAATCAGAAGCAGAAGCATACACACCACATTCATTTCTCTTAATGGGAGGGTAGCCTAAATGGCATACGCATATAAAGTTCTAGGTCAGAGTGCACCTAGTGCTACAACTAATACAGATGTTTACACTGTAGGTTCGGGCAAGCAAGCCATTGTATCTACCATTACTATTGCAAATCGTTCAGGTTCTGCAAGTTCATACCGCATTGCTATTCGTCCTGCTGGTGCTACTTTAGCAAACCAACATTACCTGGCTTACGATATTGCTATTGCTGCTAATGACACAACCGTTTTAACAATGGGTGTAACTTTACAGGCAACAGATGTGGTTACAGTTTACGCACTAAGTTCTAACTTATCATTTGGGATTTACGGTTCGGAGATTTCCTAATGGCTGTTAGATTTGGAAGTAAATCTAGTATTGCCCAAGGACTACCAAAGGGAAGCAAGGCTTGGGACCAAGTCGCTAGTACTGCATTTGCTGCTGAAGTCTTATTAGTAGGCGGAGGCGGTGGAGGCGGTAATGATGGTTGTTACGGTGGTGGTGGTGGAGCAGGTCAAGTAAGAGACTTAAATGTTTCAATTAGTCTTGCTCAAACATACTCAATTACAATTGGTGCTGGTGGAGGTAGTGGTTCACCTGGTGCTTCTAGTACTGCATTCGGTTACACCTCTATAGGTGGTAACAACGGTAACAATGGTGGTGGCTCTGGTGCAGCGGTTGCTGGTGGTACATCAGGAAATGGCTACGGTGGTGGTAACGGTGCTTGGTGTAACGGTTGTTGTGCATCAGGTGGTGGTGGAGGTGGCTCCACTGGTGGTGGCAACAGTGCTGGCAGTTGCAATAACTATGGCTCTGGTGGTCCTGGTTGGAACTGGAAATCACTTGGAACTACTTATGCTCAAGGTGGACGTGGGCTAAGTAACTGTACTGGTCATGGTAATGGTGCTGCTAACACTGGAAACGGTGGTAATGGTGCTTCTAGTGGTGGCTCTGGTATTGTAATAGTTCGTTACCTTGGTTCAGCAAAAGCAACTGGTGGAACAATCACATCATCTGGTGGATACACATATCATACTTTTACATCTAACGGAAACTTGGTAACTTAATATGGCTCATTATGCACTTATTGATGAAAACAATATTGTAGTAGAAGTGTTTGTTGGAGAAGATGAAAACACTTTAATAGATGGTAAAACCACAGAAGAACATTACTCTGAAAAATATGGCAAGCGTTGCTTGCGTACATCCTACAATGGAACAATCCGTAAGAATTACGCTGGCATAGGTATGAAGTATAATGAAGCACTTGATGCTTTCATTATTGAACAACCAAATCCATCTTGGGTATTAAACAATGAAACTGGTAAATGGCAACCACCACTTCCTGACCCTGTAGAGTGGAATCCTATTCCACATTTCTTTAATGAAAATACAGGGGAATGGGAAATTGAACCGTACTACAAAAACTCAGTAACTATTACAAGTCGTGTATTAACTTGTAACGACTGTCCATTCTGGGTTGGAGAAACTGCAACCTGTACACAGTGTGGATGTTCAGGTAAAACTTTACATACTAATCCAGACGCTACTTGCCCTGAAGGGAAATGGTAATGACAACTAGACCAGGTTATATCTGGAGTGGTACTGAATGGGTAGCCATTGGACAGGAAGCAGTTGTTGCTCCTGTTAGTTACCAAACCTCAGCACCATCAACTCCATCAACAGGTGACATCTGGATTGATTCCAATGATGACGTTCCAGGCATTGATACTTCACAGTTCCTACGCTGGCGCAAGACTGTATCAGGTGGAGAAACATCTGTATCAGGTACTGATGACACAGGCTTAACTCTTGCTTACACTGCAGGTTACGAACAGGTTTACCTTAACGGTGTATTGCTAGTACGTGGACAGGATTACACTGCAACTAACGGTACATCTATTACAGGATTAACAGCATTGGCTGCTAGTGACGTAGTAGAAGTATTTGGTGTAGTAGCCAGAGTAGTTGGAGATACTTATACCCAAAGTCAGATTACAACTTACCTTGCAGGTAAAAGTGATGTGACTTCAACTGGACTAGTTTTAATTACCAGTGCAACCATTGGTTCTGCTGTATCAAGCGTTACCATAAGTAACTGCTTTAGTTCCAGTTATGATAATTACAGAATCATTATTAGCAATAGCGATGCTTCTGCGGATGCTTTTATGCGTATTAAATACAATAACTCAAATGGTTCAACTTACAAATACTGCATATTATATGCTCCATTTACTGCAACTTCTTATACAAGTATAGGTGCATCTGCAAGTAATGGTACAACTTCTGCAATAGTCGGTATCACTGGTTTGGATAACAATACAAATATTAGTTTTGATGTATTGAGTCCATATTTAGCGCAATATACAAGTCATACAAATACATCTGCTTCAACATATTTGGCTAATACTTGTAGTGGTTATGATGCAAACGCTGTTAGTCATACAGGTATTACTATTTTACCAGAATCAGGAACTATTACTGGTGGCACTATCAAGGTTTACGGATACAAGTAGGGAATTATGACAAAGGCTAGAGATAACGCTACGCAAGGCGGATTAGTTCTACTTAGTAGACAGTCATTTACAGAAGCATATTCAGTTTCATTTAACAATGTTTTTAGTTCTTCATACAAGGGATACAGAGTTAATTTTGAAAAGATATATGGAGACTTTTCGGATAATGTATATTTTAATTTTAGAGTAGGGTCGCAAGATACATTTAATGGATACGATTCATCTATATTAACATCTAATGCTTCAAATACAACTATTGAAAGCACAAGGGTAAGTAATGGATACCAAGCCCAAATAATACAATATGTTAGTAGTTCGGATTATCCATCTGCTGGGTTTATGGATATATATGGAGTTGGTTCAACTTCTCAAAAACCAAATCTTGTTGGTCAAATATGGTCACAGGATAATAATTATATATTAAATAATTTTGGTGCCTCTATTAGAAATTCAAATATCTATACAGGGTTTTCAATAAGCGGTATGCAAAGTAGTCTTTATGGAACAATATCAGTTTACGGAATGAAGTAAGGAAACAATATGTCAGAAACATTAATCGCAGTAGAAGTAGATGCACTAACTGGTGTTGTAACAGAACGCCCGTTAACTGCTGAAGAGATTGCAGAACGTGAAGCAATGGCTGCAGAATTTGCAGCACAGCAAGCAGCACGTGAAGCAGAAGAACTAGCAAAGGCTGAAGCAAAAGCATCTGGTCTTGCTAAGTTACAGGCTTTAGGTCTAACCGAAGCAGAAGCAAACGCTTTACTAGGAGCATAAGTTGGCTAAACAACCACGTGTGTGGTCAGGGACTCAATGGGAACCATTGGCAGTAACCCTGCCAGACTTGTCTAATTACTCCACCACTACGCAGATGAACACTGCTATCGGTGCCAATGCTGGTTTGAATCTAATTAGTTCTACTTCGTTTAGTGCTTCTAGTGCAGTAAATATAAACAACTGTTTCACTTCAACATATACAAGTTATAGAATTATGATTGACATTTCAAGCGTTTCAGCGTGGTCTGTTACTTATTTAAGATTACGGGCAAATGGTACTGATGATTCTAGTTCAAACTATAGATATGGCTTTGGTATTGCCAAGGATAATTCAACTGGAACATATTTTGGAAATTCTGGAACTAACGTATTTCCCGTTACAAATGCAAATGCCACATATCCAACAATAGGACAAGTAGATATTATTGCTCCTCAAGCAGCACGTTATACAACTATGAATTTTCAATATATGGGTGGAGATAACGTAAACTGGTTTTCTGCTGCTGGTGGTGGGCAATTAACCACAAGCACTCAATACGATGGATTTACAATTTACCCAAATAGTGGAAACATTACTGGCACAGTACGTGTCTACGGATACAGGAACTCATAATGGCTTGTAGAACAGGTTGCCCAACGCAAGACTGTGAATCATACGCAGATTGCTGTAAGGGCGTAGCAATTAATAAGTCTTCCCTAAGACCATAACTTAGTAAACTACTAGAAGAGGATATGTAGTGACTAACACAAACCTAACAATAATTGGCACACGGTCAAGACCGCACAATGCCATACGTGCTTTTGAAGCACTAAAGAAAACAAGTAAGATATCTGACTTCGTTATGATTATTAACGAAGACCAGGTTGACTTGTACCCAAAGATATACGGTGTCACAACTGAGGTTGTACCTAGTCATCACGGTGTCAATGGTAAGTTCAACACCATTGTACCTAAGTACTTAGACCAGTATGAAACTATTACTGGTATTGATGATGACTGTCTAGTACAAACAGATGGTTGGGATGTAATCCTATCTGAACCAATCAAGCGTTTAGGTTACGGTATCTCATACGGTAACGATGGAATCCAAGGACAACTACTTCCTACTAAGGTAATGATATCAACTAACATTACTAAGGCATTAGGATTCTGGTGTCCACCAGCATTGTTCCATTCATATGCAGATGACTTCTGGAAACTAATGGGTGAATCTATCAATTCACTTCACTACTTCAGAGATGTCAATATGGAACATCTACACTGGATGAATGGTAAAGCACCTAAGGATGAGACCTACGAGAGCAATACTCTCCAACAGGCTCAGGCAGATAAACACGCTTATGGTTTATACCTACGGGATGAATACTACCCAGACCTAGAAAGACTAGAGAAGGCTCTGGGCATATGAAGATAGCCGTATATGCTATAGCCAAGAATGAAATCAAGCACGTGGATAGATGGGTAAAAGCCTGTCAGGGTGCTGATTCTATAGTGGTGGTAGATACTGGGTCCATAGACGGGACCTATGAACGCCTCCTAGAATACCCTTTAGAAGCCCACAGAGCCAATCTCAGCCCTTTTCGCTTTGATGTGGCAAGAAACATAGCCCTTGATTTTATATCGCCTGATATTGACGTTTGTGTGTCCCTTGATTTAGACGAGGTTCCAGACCCAGACTTGTTTGACAAGATACGGGAGGGCTGGAAAGAGGACACAGGCAGAGCCTGGGTGATGTGGGATACTGGCAATATCTGGGCTAACAATAACCGTGTCCACGCTAGACACGGATATAAGTGGAAGTATCCTTGCCACGAAATCATCGTCCCTGATGCAGGTAAAGATAACTTAATCGTTATTGAATCCTGTGTCAGACACTTACCAGATAATGATAAGTCTCGTGGTCAATACTTAGACTTACTTGAACTAGGATACAAAGAGACTCCAGATGAGTCTCGTATGTTAGTATACTTGATACGTGAGTATTACTTCAAGGGTATGTGGAAAGAGATAGTTGAACTAGGTCCACGTATTGATGACATCAAAGATGTCTGGAATGTTGAACTTGCACAAACCTATCGTGGTATAGGTGAAGCACATTGCAAACTTGGCAATGACCAAGAAGGTCTTAAGTGGTACCTCAAGAATGTTGAAGTAGCACCTAAAGATTTAGAAGCGTGGATGCCATTGGCTTTCTACTACTACGAACGTGGTATGTGGAAAGAATGTCAAGAGGCAGCCGATAAAGTTAATGAACTACCAAACGAATCGTACAAACATTACATAGCAGATGATTCTATGAAGTGGCGTATGTATGACCTACTAAGTATAGCCTGTTGGAACTTAGGTCTCAAAGGTTCTGCTAAGAAGTGGGCACGTATGGCAGTTGAATTAAACCCTGAAGACGAACGTCTTAGAGGAAACTATGATTTCATAGTTAGACAAACAGTTAGGGAATATAAAGATGCACACCCACACGGGTAAAATCATAGACTGGAAGTTAGACGAGAATACAAACTATGTACCTAACCTTTATGGTTGTACAGAGTGTGATGAAGTCTTTCCAGAATCTCCAAGTAATGGATTAGTAAGAGAAGAACATACACATACTAAGTATGTTGAAGGTTGCTTTGCTTGCAAGATGCCAACACTTCAATTAGCAACTGGTGATGCTAAAGCAGATTTGATTAGCAACGGTTGGACCAATAAGAAATGGGACAACGAGTTAGACCTATACCGTAAGGCTAGAGCCCAGGGTATACAACCAGAAGGAACTTCCACAGCCCAGATTCAAAAGGCTTTGGATGTAAGTGATAAGACAGGACACGCATTTGGCTCCGACCTCTAAGAAAACAAAAGTACAGAAAGTTATGCACGAATTCAAAACAGGTACTTTGCATTCTGGTAAAAAGGGTCCAGTTGTCAAGTCACGTCAGCAAGCAATTGCTATTGCCTTAAGTGAAGCGGATAAACTTAAAGGTAGAAGAACTAATAAGCAAAACCGCAGAACACCAAGAAAGCCACTACCGAAGACAGGGAAAATATAATGGCAAGTTCCGATTGGAAAAAGAAAAACTACAACAAGAACATTAAAGTATCTCAAAGTGTAGTTGACCAACTAAAGAAAAGAAGCAAGTCAGAGAACATTGCTTTAGCAAATCGTACTGATGCTTCACCACAATTCAAAGAAGCAGTACGTCGTTTTTATGGTAAGCCAGCAACTGGTACTACTCGTCCTACTGGTAAGATTACCCCACGCTCACGCGGAACACAAAGCACACCAAGCAAGGCATCTGCACCAAGCAAGCCAAAATCTAAAGCAGGTATGGGTGGACGTGCTACAGTAAAGAATCCACAAGGTACATCTATGAGTTCTGTAACATCAGAATCATACAAGATGAACGTTGATAGAAACTACAAAGCACCTGCATCTTACAAGCCACTATCAACTGGTGCTAAATTAGGTATGGTTGCGTCTGCAGTTCCTGCAGGTCGTGCTGCTATGGCAGCAGGTAAGGCTATTGGTCTTGCTGCTCGTGGTGGTAAGGCTATGCAGATTGTTAAGGGTCAGAAGGCTCTTGCTAAGACTGTACGTGGTAAGGCTACACGTTTACAGAATGAAGCAGAGGCTGCTAAATTACGTAAGGCTCGCAGCGAAGCAGCAAAGCGTGCTGCAGCAACTCGTGCCAAGAATGCAAAGAAGAAATAATGAGGAAACAAGGTATGCCTGCTCGTGGAGTTCCACGTGGCGGAAGTCGTATTAAAAAGGTTGCAACATCACGTGCTGCTAAAGACCTTAAGAAGGTTGCTAAAGTAGCGGCACCTATTGGTGCTGGTGCTGCTGCTCTTAAAAAGGCAAATGATAACATGAAAGCAGACCTACGTAGAATGGAACAACTGCGTAAACAGTATGATAAGTCTGCTGCAAAAGGTTCTATGTCTTTCAATGAGTACGTAAGAAAGTACGGTAAGAAGTAATGAAGACTCCAGATTCAGCAAAACCAGTAATGGTAAAGCAGGGTGGTACTTTCTACCAAACAACCAAGGTAAACTACAACATGCCTAAGGTTCCTAAAGTTCCACCAATGCCACGTTCAGGTAAAAAGGCAAAGTAATGGCTGTAGCAAAAGACCCACGTCTAGCACGTGCAGGAGTCTCTGGCTACAATCAACCAAAGAGGACACCTAATCATCCAACTAAGTCACACGTTGTTGTGGCTAAGGTTGGAGACAAGGTAAAAACAATTCGCTTTGGACAACAAGGTGTGAGCGGTTCCCCTAGGAAATCAGGGGAATCTGCTTCATACCGTAAGCGTAGAGAATCATTCAAAGCACGTCATGCTAGCAACATCTCAAAAGGTAAGATGTCTGCAGCATATTGGGCAGATAAGGTAAAGTGGTAATGGCTACATTTAGTACAATCGCTGATGAAGTAGTCCGTAAACTATCAGGATTTACATTACGTCAAGACCGTCAGACATACCTTACGTCTGCCGTATCTACTACTGATTTAACTATTAGTGTTAACTCTGCACAGAACATATCAAATGGTATCATCCAGATTGATAGTGAACTACTATATGTAGAATCATATGACCGTACTGCAAACACATTAACCATTCCCCCTTATGGTCGTGGATACAACGGTACTCAGATTCAGTCACATCAATCAGGTGCTAAAGTTGTAGTATCTCCAACCTTCCCTATTGTAGATGTTAAGCAAGCAATCAATGATACCATCAATGCTGTTGGTAATGAGATATTTGTTGTAGGTACTACAACCTTCTCATTCAGTCCAGCAGTATCTACATATGCTATGCCAGATGAAGCAGACTTCATCCTATCTGTAACATATCAGTCAACTGGTCCTACTAAAGAATGGATTCCTGTAAGGTCATACCGTTTTGACCGTATGGCTAACGTTGCTACTTGGAACTCTAGCAAGACTATGACACTACTAGAACCAGTAGAACCAGGTCGTACCGTACAGGTTGTATATGGTGCAACACCAGATGTACTAGAAAACGATACAGATGATTTCTCTATCGTTACTGGTCTACCTGAAACAAGTCGTGACTTGATTGTTATCGGTGCAGCATACCGTTTAGTATCTTTCGTTGACCCTGGTCTATTAACCTACGGTTCAGCAGAAGCAACACAGCAATCACAGATTGCAGGACGTGCCTATGGTGCAGGAACTAATGCTTCCAAGTACTTACTAGCACTATATGAAAAGCGTTTAGCCGAAGAAGTTAAGCGTCTTATGGACCACCACCCTATTAGAGTAACCTACACGAGGTAATAAATGGCACGTAATTATTCATCAATCGCTTCTGAGAAGCAGTTAGCATCTAACGTAAGCAATGTGGCTACACAGATTACGCTAGACAATGCTACTGGTCTACCGAATCCACCATTCATTTTGGTATTAAATCCTGATACCAACATTGAAGAAATTGTACTGGTAGATGCAGACCAAACTGGTGTAGTATCTCCTACATTCAAGGTTACTCGTGCACAGGATAGTACTACTGCACAGGTACATACTGCTGGTCAGACTGTACGTCACATGATTGTTGGTTCAGACCTACAGGCTGTTAGTACACACACCAGTGCTACTGAAGCACATGGTGCTACTGGTGCTGTAGTTGGTACAACCAATACCCAGACACTAACTAACAAGAGATTAACATCTCCAAAGATTAACGAAGATGTTGCACTTACTGCAACAGCAACTGAGTTAAATATTCTTGATGGTGTTACTGCTAGTACTGCAGAGATTAACTACCTTGATGGTGTTACATCTAACATTCAGACACAGTTTGATAATCTAGTAACTGTACCTAGTGGTGTCATTAGCCAGTTTGCTGGCTCGTCTGCTCCTACTGGTTGGTTACTATGTGATGGTAGTGCTGTATCTCGCAGTACATACTCAACACTATTTGGTATCTTAAGTACAACTTACGGTTCTGGTAATGGCTCAACCACATTCAACCTACCTAACTTAAAGGGTAAGGTAGCAGTTGGTTACGACTCAAGCCAAACTGAATTTGATGCCCTTGGTGAAACTGGTGGTGCTAAGACTGTATCTCTAACTGAAGCACAGATGCCACCTCACACACACAGTTTGAATCCATCTGCAATCGTTGGTGGTGGGCACGTTGCTTCACCTAATACTGGAACTGCATATTCACCAGTTGGTAATAGCCCATCAGCAAACGTAACTATTACATCTGCTGGTGGTACTGGTGGAACTGTAGAGGCACATCCTAACTTACAACCATACATCGTACTTAACTACATCATCAAATCCTAGGAGTATAAGTGACTGAAATCAACGATATCTCCGAAGGTATTCCGTATGATGTTAGTGCAACTACTGCTAGTACAACTTTCACATTAACTGATACTGCATTCGATATTGTCATTGATGACTTAGCATTTGTTGCTAATGTTAGCAATCAAAATCCATATCGTCGTGAGACTGCACAGTACAAGAAAGACCAGTTCGATAACTCTATTGAACCAGGTGAGCAATCACTATCTGGTTGGTGGTTACGTTCTCAGACATCTTGGCATAATGGAATGGGTATTACATTCTATGACCCAGGCACAGACTTTGAACATGTATCACATAGATACACCGATAGTCGCGGTGTAGATATTTGGACTGCTGGTGAAGCAACACTACTACCTGAAGTATTCCACGCATACACAGGTGAAAGTGGTATCAATGCTGCAGTTGGTTACAATGGTTCTGCTGATGCTCTAGTATCTGGTGACTCTGTAGGAAACTTAAAGCGTATCTCATTAAATGCAGATAGTGCTGCAACTGTAAGTAATTTCTACAATGGTGCAACATACCCAGAGGGACACAACGGTAGTGTGTATTCATTTCTATCTGTAACTACAGATGGCTCTAACTACTATGCTGCATGTAAACGTGCTGTACATACTGGCAATATTGCTACACTATCTTCAGACCAAGTAGCCTTTAACTTTAGTACTACTGATAGAACAGATGTATTCATCAAGTACGTTAAAGGTTATGTGTTACTTGGACTAGGTAACAAGATATACAATATGTCTATAGTACCTTACGGTACTGGTCGTACTGAATCTACACATAATCATAGTGGTGGTACAGATACACTACCATCTGGTGCAGATGTTAAGACACACATCAACCCTTCTTGGGTTTGGAAAGATGCTACTGGTTCACCTGATTCAGTTTACATTGCTGGTAATGGTGGCAGTAATGGTGAAATCTGGCAAGTAAAGTTCGATGAAGCCACAACCAATCTTGGTATGTCTGATGCAGTTATGGCATTGTCACTACCTGATGGCGAGACTATTAACGCGATACATTACTATCTTGGATACCTAGCAATAGGAACAAGTAAAGGTATTCGTATCTGTCCTATATCAACAACTGGTTCTATTGTTATGGGTCCATTGTTAATTGAACTTGCGTACGGTACTAATGGATTTACTGAACGTGGTACTTACCTATATGCAGCAACTAAGATTGATAGTGGTGAATACACTAATGGTATCTTAGTTCGCATTGACTTATCACAACAGTTCAGTGATGGTACCTTTGCTCACGCTTATGACCTAGAGTATCGCTCATCTTTGGATTCAGATAGTTCAGATTGTACAGAAGTATATGTACTTGATGACCGTTTAGTTATGGTTATTGAAGAAGATAGTGCTGCTGGTGAACTACAAGTAGAACATACTACAGACAAACGTGATACTGGCTGGTTACAAACTGGTAAGATTCGTTACTCTACAGTAGAACCTAAGTTCTTTAGATACATCAATGCTCAGTGTACTACTGGTACTGGAGATAACATAACCATTAGTGTGATTACTAAAGATGGTTCTGAAATTACACAGGCTGTAGTTACTGAGGGTCTAAGTAACCTAGATATCTTATTGTCTGCTATTCCAGATAAAGAAGAGTATGTATCTTTTAAGTTTACATTTAACAATGTGACTGAAGACCAAGACCTACCAGTACTTGAAGCATACCAAATCAAGGCTACACCAGGTACACGTAGACAAAGACTATACCAATACCCACTATCTTGCTACGATAATGAGTTAGATAAGTTTGGTTCTGCCTTTGGTTATACTGGTAGGGCTATGGAATTTATCCAACGTCTTGAAGCAATTGAAGAGACAGGTAGATTTGTAACTGTAACAGACTACCGTGTTGGTGAACAGTACCAAGGAATCATAGAAGAAGTAAGATTCACAAACGAGACTTCCCCCGATAAAGATAACACTGGATTCGGTGGGTTGTTACTAGTAACAGTAAGGAAACTATAGTGAGCGTAAAGCAGGTTAAGGAAATCCTTAAGCGTACTGCTGCAATGACGATTGCAAAAATCTCTGCTGTGTTTGCATTAGGTTCTGTTGCAGGTGTATCACTTGCACAGAATCTACTGATGACAGTAGGAATGGGTATATTGGAAGTTGCTGAAGACTTATCTAATTCATACCTAGAAGATGGTAAGTTAACTGATGCTGAAATTGATGCAACATTCAAAAAGGTTGCAGCAAAAGGTAAAGGTGAATAATGGCATCTCCAATTCGTAATGGTCGCATCGGTACACCATACGGCAAGACTGGAAAGATGTGGAAGTCAGGTCGCCATGGCGGTGTTGACTATCCAGTATCAGAAGGTACTACAGTTTATGCAGTACAAGATGGTAAAGTAATCCCTAACAACTGGGGCAAGGCTTTTGGTACTCACGTAATCGTGGACCAGAAGGCTATTGGTTCAGGTGAAAAGCGTATTGCTGGTGGATGGGCTATCTATGCACATCTATCTAAGTCATTCGTAACTGCTGGTCAGGAAGTAAAGAAGGGCGATAAGATTGGGCTATCTGGTAATACAGGTAACTCGTCAGGTCCACATCTTCACTTTGAAGTTCGTGATAACGAACGCTACTCTGCTGGCAAAGACGTAGACCCTATGCCATTTATTAACTTGGCATAATCCCCAAATAAAGAATCCCCCTATAGGTACTCCTCTTACCTGTAGGGGGTCTTTTTTATTTGTCTAACTAATTTCTTTTACACTAGTAATAGTTAGTGTATATCGTGGTTCACTATATCCATAGCCACCGACTATTGTATAACTTAAATAACCTGGACCACGACGAAGGTCGTCATCACGATTACGATAATCATCTGAAATGTATACAGTAGCCTCATCGTCAAACTTATCTGATTGTTCAGCAAGCAACTTGCGAAGATTACCAAGTCTAAGGTCGTTACCTTTCATCGGAATCTTTACTTCGACTTTAGTGGTGCGTTTCATTCTTTCATTTAACGCTTCTTCTTTTTCTTTTTTAATTGCTTCTTGTTCTTTTTGTTTTTTGTTCATTACCTATCCTCATGTTGGCAATCGCACCCAGTACATTTATTATGAAGTTGTCTACATACCCAGAGATAGTTTCTAGGCATACCATTCTTATATGCAGTAAGTCTATCGCCTGCTTGTCTACAAGGTTTACATATCATATGGACATCACATCAATAGGACTCGCACACTCTGGTGAGTGTTTGATTGATGCACTAATAGCCATTTGTATTCGTTTACGTGGTGGTATGTCTAACTTACTAGTAGCATGTAGGCTACCAATAGCATAGGCATAACCAGAACCTTGAGCAGTATAGTCATACTCAGATACTGACCAATCTTCGGTAGTAATATCAAACAATCTACCATCTACACCTACTAGAATATCAGCACCATTCTCTTTAGTATTAATATCAATCTTAAACATCTCTGATGCTTTCTGAATTGCATCACAGAAATCAATACGTAAGTATGCTTCCAAGTTATCTAGTCTAGGTTCAGGATAGTTAGCAAAGTGCATTAACTGTCCAGTACCACGAGATGCAGAGTAAGCAATAATCATATTACCTATCTTGCGAATCTTAGGAGTGAGAGATGAGGAGATAAACCCCTCATCTGACATCCCTCGGTCAGCACCTATGTATACCTTACCCTGATGGGTAAGTCCTGCTAGTACTGTCATACTTCATCCTTGTCCTTGTATGGTGGGAATCCACCAAGGTATCGAACCATCTTGTTTAGTGCTCGGTTTGCAGCCATTGCTGTTGCTCTATGGCTTGGTCTATCCTCATCTACTACCTCATGTAAGGAATGTGAGTCTAGGTCTTGTCCATAGAATAGGAAGACTAGGTTTTGTTCTTTCTCTTCCAGTTTGTCAAACGCTTTGCGTATGTCCGCAGCATGAGCCATCCAATCTCCAGACTCGGAAGGTGCTTTACTGCTTCTACCCATGTTGATAAGCGCATTTTCAACTTTCTTCCAATCGTCTGAAAGTACTGCTGGGATAAGCATCTTAACAAAATCTTTCCGATAATAGAAAATATCCTCTGGCGAATATCCTTCTGCATTAGCCTTCTCCTTTACACAGTAGTCATACGCAGCATTACGTAGTGACTTGGCTATTAGTTTGTCTGAATCTTTATGGTCTAACTCTGTTGTCCACTGATGGTACTTACGTGGATGTTCTATGAACCAGAGCCAGAGTTGTTGTTCAACGTCTGCTTTCTCGACCATAGGATACTTGCGCCTATACTCGGATGAAATCTGACCAACCATATCAGAATATTGTTGGATAAACGAATCCCCGATTTCAACCTTACCACGCATAGACCTTACCCTCAACTACGAAAGAGCGTCCCTGAATTGGGACAGTGACGGGAGTGACATTACCTCTGCGTTGATAGAGTACAACAAACCCTTGCTCCCAGTTTGCACCACTCTGTCCAAGGTATGATGCTTTGGACATATCCATAAGGTTTCCGACTTCAACGCCATACAACCTATCAGTGACTCTACCTCTGAATCCTCTGTGCTCGTGTTGGATACCCATTTTATGTGTATGTCCGCATACAACTGATAACCCAATTTGTCGAGCAAGCATAAGAGCGGTACCGCCAGGCGATTTGTTGGCTCTACCTTCGTCACCGTGGGCAAGGACCCATCCTGGTGCAAAGTTGTAGAATTCATCGTGATACGTAATTCCGTGATTTTTGTAGCCAAGCAGTTTAGAATACTCAAGGTCACGGAGCGATGCCAAGGCAGGTGCGTACTTGTTAACGTAGTTTTGGATTCTGTCCCCATGATTACTCCTCATAGTGTGGAATGGTTTATCACCTAAGGCTTCTTTGAAGCCAACCATAATCTCTGTAGTTTTATCTAGACCCTTCTGTAGAGTTCCTTCGAACTCACCAGCAAGACCTTTGTTCCATCGTGATGGCTCTGGACTATCTGCCTCATCACCTACACAGAATAGTTCGTCAGGTTGATACTCTTGTACGAACTTCTGTACAGCATTAACCGCACGACTATCGTGATATGGTATTTGCATATCACTTAGTACAACGATGCGTTTCATTTTATTCCTTATCTGTTTACTTATCCCATGTACCATCTATGACCATTAGTGCAATGGTTGCATAGTTGGCAATGTCAACAAGTGTGTCTCGGATGCTTTCGTGTTTCGGTTCTTTGTTGTTATCTATTAGGTTATTCAGTCGTGCTATCTTGTCATACATACGTACACGAATACCATTGAGTGCACCACCAGGTGCATCAGCAATGTTACTCTTGCCGTAGTCTTCGTGCTTGGTTAGTAGTACATCTGCTAGTTCATCCTGTATATTGTACAAATCAAATCGGAAGTAATCTTCCTTAGTGAACTCACCAGTCATAGTCTTCCTTAAGTCTTCCTCAAATTCTTGCTTACTTCCAGCAACAGAATCTTCCCATTCTGAGTGGTCTGTACAGCATTCACAGTCATCCCAAAATCCTGCAATAGGTTTACTACTGCTTGTATCTCGGATGGGCTGATTTGATTTAAGTCCCAATCCATTCAATCCTCTCTGTATTGATTCGAACATCTCGTCTATCTCTGAATAGTAATCATCAAACCATTCGTCTTTCATATTACTCATGCCGCTACTTTCTGTTTGAAATAATCGTGACCGTATAAACTATACATGCTATTAACATCATGCCCATCAGGCATGTTGATTACTACTACCCCTTGGATTTCCCTCGCAAGTTTCTTAGCAAAATCCGAACCAGGCTGGTCGCCATCAGCAAATACATAAATAGTTTGGAAGTCTTGGAGTAACTTCGTGTAGTGTCTTTTCCACGAGTTAGCCCCAGGAACCCCAACTGACGGGATACCACACTTGTAGTTGAGCGTGATTGCATCTATCTCTCCTTCACATACTGCTATGTAATCTGTTGCTTGTTGTAATGCAGCCACATTGTACAACCTTGTTTCTGTCCCAGGCATTCCCATATACTTAGGTTCTTCACCATTGATAGACCTGAATCTAATATCAACTACACCTGTCGGTGTTAGATATGGGATTGCTAGTCTATTGATAAACTGTTCATGTCCTGGAAGAGGCTCTACGACTAAGCCTAGGCGGACTATATGCGCGACGTCTAAGGTGATTCCCCGACTCGCTAGATACTCTCCTGCCTGGTCTATGTTCTTTGCGTAGTGATTCACTGCTTTCGCCAGTGATTCCTTCTGCAATTTTGAGTGCTTCACTAAATCCTTTTCCTTCCTGTTGCATGATGATACTATAAGTATCACCCTTGACTCCGCATCCAAAACAATTGAATACGTTTTCTTCTACGTTTACTGTTGCTGATGCGTGACTGTCATCGTGAAATGGACACTTCATCTTCTGCCATCCATACCGTTCACGATGTACTAGTCCGCCATAGTGTTCGAGTACTGGTACTATGTCATGCTTCACTAGTAACCTGCCTCATCTATTAGTTCATACCACACCTTGACTGGCATGGTTGCATACCATTCACCTACATCTGTGGTGCCAGACTTCTTGTGTATTACAACACCAGTCTCTGCTTGGTCATTCCCCATTTCAACCTCAAGTTCTTTAACCCACTCAGACAACTTCATTGTCTTGTGGTTCTTGACTTCGATTACCACACTGGGGATTCCAGCAATATCACCACGGTCAGCAGTACCATGAAGAGCACGCCTTTCCACCGCTTTACGTCCTTGTGAATGTAACCATCTAACAACCGACGTTTCAGCACTGGTGCCCTTCTGTTTGCTTTTGCTCATCCACGATTTCCATAATCCACATAAAGTATAATTGCTAATAGTACAGATAGTACTATGATTGCCATCATTTCTTTATTTCCTTGATGGTTAGTGGATTCTTACCACGTGATACACGTGATGCATTGAGGTCATTGATTAGTCCTTGAGACATCTTCTTATCGAAGTCTTTGAACTGCTTACGACCTACTTCAACAATGGTCTTCATGATTAGATGCATACCCATTAACTTGCCTACTTTATAACCTGCAATACCACTAAAGATAAATGACAGGATGATTGCTACCGTATTCATTGTGTTTCTCCTTTGTTGGTTTCTATCTTGCTTCTTCTAAATCTGCTATGAACATATACTCTGGGTTAAACTGTAACCATACTGGTGTGTTACCTGATGGGTCAGCCTTACCATATCTGTTCTTTACTGAGGCAACAGCCATCAATCCTTGATGCTGTCCAAGTGTAAGGATTAACGCAGGTAACTGGTTAACCATACCTTGAACTGCTCCACGAGGTGGGCACGGGTCGGCAGAGTATGATTCTTTAGTGTGGTGCAGTACCAGCACTGCGGCATTGGTGTCTCGTGCAAGGTACTTTAACTCCTTCATTGCGCTACGCATACCACCGAACTCTTCGCCACCATCCATAGCAACATCCATTAAGTTATCTACTACGATTAGTGCAGGTGGTTCACCTAGCATTTCTTCGATAGCAGTAACCTCATCGTCAATGTCACCAAGTCCTGGGTTAGAATCGAATGACCAGTAGATATGACTAGCCTTTGCTAACTTCTGTCGTGCTAACTCTGGTTGGTCAGAGATAATCTTTTCTGCATCTGACTGTGATACACCCTCAATCATTGAGTATAAACGCATAGCCATTGTGTGTGCGTTGGTATCAGCAGATAGGTATAAGGTTGGTGCTTGCATACGCAAGGCTAGTGCCAATGCTAATGTAGATTTACCAGCACCAGGTTGACCAGCAATCATAGATACCTCAGCACGTCTTAAGATAATCTGATTGTTATCAAACGTACGAAATACAGATGGCATTGGTTCGCCACCAATGTCTGGTTTACCAACCGCTCTAGTTAATGTTTTCATTTTCCTCCTTTGTGTGTGAGCAGTTTAATCACATGCTCAGGTGCACTCGTCTTAAATAGTATTCCATTCTGGGTCTTTCTTAGTTACCCATTGAACAGCACACTGGTCTGGTGTACCCTTAGGTGTAGGACAGAAGTATCCCTTCCATTCACCCTTAGCACCGCTACCCTTACGTGTTACCATTGGTCCATGTGAACAGACACGAGAACCTGCAACACTAGGTGTTGCCTGTACTGGTGGTGGTACAGGTGCGAATGATGTCGTACCTGTTACTGTTGCACCTAATGCACTGGTAACAATGTCTACTGCACTAGGTGCTGGTGCACCTAAGAACAGTTCTTCTAAAGCAGCAACTGAATCATTAACACCGAAGTTAACAGCCTCGGTAATGTTACTGTTCAGTTCCTCAGCACTATCTCCACGAACTGTGATGATAGTACCAGCCTTAGTCTTGACATTGACTACGTAGTTTTTCTCTGTCATTACTTGCCTTCCTTGTTGTACTTACATATAGTAGTAAATCCACACATCTTGCAGTGGCTGTAGTTCGGTAAGAACAGTTCAGCCTTACGAGCAGTATCGAACTTAACTATTATTTCCTCTATCATATCATCTGTATAGAAGTCTAAGTCAATCAGGGGTGATGTTATTCCCTGACGTGCCATCCAGTATGCACCATACTGTGGTCTTACACCGAACATCTTGCTCATACCTAGTGCATAGAATGCTAACTGTAGGTCTGATGATGGTGTCCGTTGTCCTGTCTTAAGGTCTAGGATTACTAGTTCACCAGCAGGTGTGACCATCACTCGGTCAATACCCATCTGTACTGGTACTCCACCAACCTCTACGTTCATACCAATTTCAATGGCAGGTGTACCGTTAGGTGCTTCCCATATCTGCCAGCCTAGTTCACCAGTACGGAACTTAATCCAACTGTCTAGCATGAGACGACCATTGGTATACCACCAAGCACCGTTCTCCTTGTCTGGGTTCTCTTTGGTAGCCCTTCCAGCAGTCTTCCACAATGCCTCTTCCTGCCCCGTAGAAGCACTGTGAGCGGTTTTTACACGCTCCCACGTATCTTTCCACACTAGGTCTAAATTAACGCCTGTAATTAGTTCATCTACCAGCATTACAGACCTGCATTCCAGAGTGCTTTATCCACAGTTTCGGTGGCTTCATGCACAGATGAACCACCAACTAGCCACCAACTACCAGTCTCAGGTTGTCCTTCTACCCTTGATAGGTAGTACTTCCAACCACAATCAAGCCAAGTACTTAACTGTGAATAGGATATATGAGCGGGTACTTCGTACCCGTTTATCTTTAACATACTATTCTCCTTTGTTTGTTCGAGTGACTAGGCAAGGATTGCACTTGCTGTATCTCTCCCCTTAGATACATCCACTAGGACTAGTCTTGATGGTAGGTCAATGGGAAATGGAATTAAACCATCAACCTACCATAACAGTACACATTGGAGGTTATACTGTTCACTATATAAGTATATAT